CTAACCCACTGATTTTAATAAGTCTCTTGTGTCACTTTGGTGACCATGGGACATCATTGGGACATAATCTGCCAGCTTCTGATTCAGCATTGCGATCTGTTCTGCATTACTGTCAGTCATCCATGCTCCGTATACATTGAATACCATCTGGGCACTTGCATGGCCCATCTGGCTGGCAATGAAGCTTGGGTTTGCTCCGGCAGATAATGACCAGCACGCATAAGTGTGTCGTGACTGGTATGCTTTCCGGTGCCTGATGCCCGCACGCTTAACGGCTGTTTCCCATGAGTCGCCAATAGAATCTACCTTGTAGATAAAACCGACCTGTTTGCTTTTTCTAACCACCTGGGGGTTAAATACGAAAGTACATTCATGATTCACTGAGCGCCCATATTCACGTAGTTGAACCTTGATGTGGTGCTGCTTACCCAGTCTTGTCATTTCAGCCTGATTTTTCAGGACACTGATAGCGGGCTGGATAAGATGCACAACCCTGTTTGTACTTGCTTCAGTTTTAGGTAGAGTGAACTCACTGAGTTTCGTATAATTGCGCCTGATAGTAATAGTTCCTGCTTTCAGATCGATATCTTCCCAGGCCAGGGAGACCAGTTCACCGTGACGCATTCCTGTGTACACAGCCAATGACCACAGGTTTTTCGTCTGCTGATGTCGGCAAGCATCTATCAGGCGAATAAATTCGTCACGAGTTAGCGGATCTGGCTCTGCCCTGGCTCTTTTAAGAGGCTTAATTCCCTGGAAGGGATTTGCTTCTAAGTAACCGTGATCTGCAGCAAACTGAAACATTCCAGCGATAGTTGTCATGTAATAATTTACAGTAACGACGCTCCGTCCTTTTGCTGCTGCTTTGTTTTTCGTTGAATTCTGATACCCGGTCAGTAAATCTTTCCTGATATACAGCAATTCCTCTTTGGTTACCGATGACACCAGTCTGCTGCCTCCAATTTTCGGAACCATCGTTCTTGCAACGGATTCATAGCGATTGAATGCATTTGCAGAGATTTCCATTCGTTTCAGATCCAGCCACTTTTCTTCAAGTTCCTTCACCGTAATTTCTTTTTTACTTACCCCAAAAGCCTGAAGATTGGGGGAGTCAGGGAACTGTGCAGCATAATCAAAGCTTCCTGTGCGGATGGCAAAACATACCGATGTCCGCAGTTCCCCGGCGATCTTCCTGTTCTTGGCAGTGTCAGGGACACCAAGATTTTCCCTGACACGTTTACCTTTAAAATTAAACCAGATGCGTAATGTGCCGCCGTGGTTTTCGACGCCTGTTGGATATTTGACTTTATCCATTGATACCTCCAGACGCCCAAGAGCGATACGAGCTTACATATTTCATGATATTAAATCACCTGGGTTGTTTGTTTTTCATTGAGGCGACCCAGGCATCTATTGCTTTTCTGTTATACATACATTCACTGGAAGGCTTTGGATTACCGTCTGGTGATACGTGAATATACTCTCTTCCAACCATCCAGCATTCTTTCCGGGCCCGAAGAATTGTGCCTGGTTTGAGCCCGGTAATTGCGATAAGAACGCTTTCACAAACCCATTCATTGGGAGCCAGTTGAATCACATTGCCCATGCATTACCTCACACAACACTCAGCCCACGGCAGTGGCACCACAATTGAAACATTCGTTTCACAATTTCACGACAGTAGAAGCCGTCAACATCTCGCGTCAGGTCATAGCGATTGCCGTAACGCTGGCGCACCCATAGCTCAAACGCTTTATTCATTCTTTACTTCCTTTTCATGGCCCGTAATTTTTTCAGATGAGCTTCCTGCTCTGTTTCTGCCAGAATTTGTCGGTATTCCTGGTGATCAATCCGTTCAAACAGTTCATTGAAATCGTTTATTTTTACTGACTGTGTTCGCCCATCAATTCTTCTGTACAACACAGTGTTGTTTATGCAGCGAATAATTATTACCGGGTAACCGGCACTGTCGGTATACAGTTGTCCCTGATTAATCAAAGCGAACATTTTTTCTCCTGCTCTCTGAATAGTGAGAACTTCAGAGCCGTATGTTTGTAGCGGGTTCAATACTGATAATTTCTGCTGAGATAAGCATCCCGGCAAGCCAGAGTTCTCCGGACAGGTCTTCATCCTGACATATCAGTTCGCCAATATTAATGGTGGCCATGATATCTGTTTCCCCTGTACGCTCATCCTCGACTTCTTCATAAGGCAGTGTTGCGTACAGGCTTTCAATAGCGCAACTGATAACATCGAGTCCGGTCAGGTTGCCACCAACAGTGACTTCGAATGTTTCGCGGTATTCCCATAGCCCGAAAGTTAATCGAATGGTTTGTTTCGCCATGCGTCCGCATGACGTCAGATTTGGGTCATAGTTCATTATTTGCGGTTGAGTATTATGAGTGTTCATCTGCTTTTCCCTTAGCCCGACGGCCTGCCGGGCATATTAAGTTATTTAACCTGGATAAATGGTGTATTGGCACCGTTGGTCATGTATTGCGGCAGCGTGCCGTTCCATTTATTGATGGCTTCCAGCTCCATAACACCGGGGTTCTGACGCAGAGCTTCACCGCGTAAACGAATAGCATCGGCTTCAGCCTGGGCTTTTGTGCGAATCGCATCAGCCTGTCCGGCAGCTTCCGCGCGCAACATGTTGGCTTCCGCTTCGCGCTGTTTTACTTCCTGCTCGCGTTGCAGAGTTTTCTGGTTCGCCGTGACTTTGGCATTAATGCTGTCGATAACAGTAGGCGGGTACTCCGGCTTACCCACATATGAGAGGCTTATTACCTGAATACCGATGGGCGTCATTTCTTCCTGAATGTCTTTAAGAGCTGCATCCAGCAGCTCAGACTTGCCGCCGTCGATAAATTTGTCGGTGGTCATTTTGCTGGCCAGTCGGTTGAGTGCGTCGGCTATCTTCTGGCGCAGGTCGGTGTCGGTAATGTCGTCCACGCCTTTGCGGTAGGTCTGAAAGACTGTGGTAACTTTGGATGGATCAACCTTGTAGGCTACTCCGATGTGGTAACCAATGGTTGTTCCATCGCTCATCTGGAAACTGAATGGATCATCGTAGGTCTTCATCTGCTTAAAGGTCGGGAAGATATAAACTTCAGTGTTCCAGCCTGTCCAGTAGCGACCAACACCGACCACTTCACCGACGCCTTTGTCGTCGCCAAGTTTGTTGACTTTGATGCCCACATTACCAGGCTCAACACGATCACAACCGACAAGGCCAATGGCAGGCAGAACAATGGCTAAAGAAAAAATAATTTTTTTCATCTTTTATCCTTAGTGAAAGAAAGCCCCTTATAAATGGTATAAATACATGGCGGGGTTAGAAACGTCAGTGCAAAGCCAGAAATCACCGCTACCGTATCCTTCATTGATATCAGAAACGGGACGAGCAATCCGTAAATACATGCGATAATTGCCAGTGATATAACTATTCTGAAATAAATGTTCATGGTCCTCCTGCTATATTCAGCTTGCCTTATTTAATTGCGTCATGGTTAATTTCGTTTACGTCAGAATGGTTTTGTTGCCATCAGTTCGTAATATCCGGCGCTCCATGTGTCATATTTTCTGAACCATTTTTCTGTATACTGTTTCCTGGCGATGAGTCTGCGCAGTCGTCTGATTGTTCGCTGGTGTGCGCGGGTGTACTCTGTGGTTGATTCTCCACGTTTCCATATTTCATTCCCGTTGAAGATAAAACGCTTGTCAGGATGGCGTTGTCGGAATCCTGAACGTTCAAAAGCGCGGGTGGTCATAAAGAATGCCAGGTAACGAATTGCCGTTTTTCGAGTGAGGCATTTTTTTGTTCTTCCGTGATGTGTTACAAAAAATAACGGGCCGACGGGTGTATCATGTTTCTGTAATGCCTGGTCAATGGCGCTGGCGGTGCGGTTGTCGATCATTTCTTTATTTCTCCCGAATAACGTTCATGACTCATTATTTCCCAGTTCCGGCCGTCGTCTTTCGATAACAGCCGCCAGCGACGGTTAACCTTCAGACTGAGATATCCGTTGCGCTGTATCCGATGCGGGAATATACGTCGGCATCTGTACCGCCGCAGGACCAGCAACGCCTGCTGGTGGACCCACTCAGGAATTCGCGTTGCTGTTAATGTCACTGGTTTCCTCCTGAGCAGGTGCTGTTATCTGATACCCCGCTCTTTCTGCCAGCCATATGAATGTATCCATGCTGGCAATCAGCTCTCCATCGCGGACTTTGCAGACATCTGTTACCTGGCCATTTTCAATTGTCATAACGATCTGCACTTTTTCGTGCACAACAGATACAGGGGATAAATTAGCCATCAGTTAATTCCTCCGCTGATATATTTTTCTTTCGCGTAATCAATAACCTCTTGTAAAAGGTTGTCTATAATTAACTTTCCGGTTTCAGCCTGGTATTCAGTATGTTGATTAATCCCGATGGCATTCTGGTATGCAGTTCGGAATTCTGTTTCACCCTCCACTCGACCCAATTCACCACGGGTAATATCTTCAAAGCGCAACAGCAACTGGTTTATAAACTGTTCTGTTATTTCTATGGTCGTAATGTTCCCATCCAGAAGGTCAACAATAAGCAGATCACCACCTGTTTTACGTTTTATTCGATGGAGTGCTGCAACAGCTATACGGCGACGATATGTATTAATGGGTTCATGTGTCATTTGTTATTTCCCGTATGCTTTACGCAGAAATAAGCAGGCAATATGCATGTAATTTTCACCGTATTGTGCAATAAGACAGGCGGTCTTGTGTGATGCCATATTCTTTATAAAAGTCATAATAAATCCTCCTGTGGATTAAGATTGTAACAATCCCCGGCGATAAAACCGCAATAAACGTTCAGAGCATATTTGTTGTTATTGCGCTAATTCTTTTTCGGCAGCAGTTTTTGCATACTCACATGCAAAATTCAGAATTTCGCTGCCGAGTGTTTTCGTTTCGTGATTACTGGACATATGTAATACCTGTGTTGCATGCAATAAATGATAAACATTTACCGCAAATGAATCAGGCTCCAGACAAATGCCTTCGTAATTATCTTGCTGTGAGGTTGTTTCTGTCATTGTTTCTGAAGTGCATGCGAGCCTGTTTTTGACAATTCTCTTTCCTCTAATCACTATATCGGCAACATCTATTGCCTTTACAACCTCCGGGAGAAGTTCCGGGTTTGTATAATCAAAGTCATCAACATGGAGAACAGTTATGTTTTCGAACTTTTTCATGGCTTCCTCAGCTGACTTATATGTCCTGCTATATAGCGAGTCTCAGAAGTGTTTTCATATTGAGACTGTTTCCGCAATGATTGATAATCAGTTACCGGATGCTTATCCGTGTCCGGCGCACGACCACACGTAGCCGCGTGTTGGTCCCCATTTTCAATTCAGCTCTCAATGGAGGATAAATGATTAACGCAGAGCAACTCGAAAAAGAGATTTCAGAACTCAAAAAAGAATTAATTTGGCACAAAGTTGCTATCTCCGCATTAATTCGTCAGGTAGTTTCACCTGAAGATAAAGTAAAGTTTATGAAGCAGTTCTCATCTTCATCAAAGGAGTTTTTCACTGACGAGGTTCATCCAGAGGCTGGATTTTGGATCCGTCAATTATTTTCGCAAGATAAGCGTAAATAGCGTCATCAATACTCGCGTCGCTCCTGAATTTAAGAGCGATGCTCTTTATATCCTCTGAAATTATTACCAGATCACCATATGTTATATTTTTATTATTGCGCGCAGTGCTTTTTTGTATGAAATCAAGCAATTCACCAATGAGACAAATATGGTAAGCATTACAGTTTTTCATGCGCAGATATCCTTTGCTGCCGTTTCGCCAGTTAACAGCCACATCGCATCGCAGCCAAGAATATTTGCCAGTGGGATAAGCATACTGATAGTTGGTTCATACTCTCCGCTCTCCCACTGGATGATAATTTCTTCATCGAGATCGAGCAGCCTGGCGAGTTCGGCGGTTGTTAAGCCGCAGGCTTCGCGTTGGGTGCGAAGGTTAACCAGCCAGCTTTCAGGGAAGGATTGTTTTTGTTGCGCAGGAGAAGCAGCAGATAGAGCATATTCATGGATAAATTCCATTACCTCAATGCCCAGTTCCTTTGAGCGAGCACAATCCAGAAGATGGAATGTGCGTACAGCACTTAGCAAATTTGCAATATTTAATGCAAAGGAATCAAGTTCTAAGCCCTTAAGCGTAACACAGCCGCAGTTGATAAAATTAGTTGTTTCTGGAGTTGCTTTTAGTGTCTTCATATATCCACCAACAATTTTAAATTGAATCAAATCAAGTTATAATTGATGGTGCGATATTATGTTTTGGGAAATAGCCTGTCAAGAAAAAATTGATATCGTATATTTCAGGCAGAAAAAAACGGGCAAAGCCCGTTAAAATCAAAGACTAACCAAATCTGTTTATGTTGAATGGTACTGATGAGATCACTTTAGACTGGATATAAAGCAGAGCTAACCCCTCTTTTTCGATGCTCCATGGTTGATAATTGGGGTTATCAGATAACACCATGATTTTGCTTCCAATTTTTTGAAGCCTTTTCACGTAGCATTCTCCATCAAAACAAAATGCATAAATACCATCGCCATCAAAATAAGTTACTGTCTTATCAAGAAAAAGAAGGTCGCCAGGTGAGATTGTGGGAGCCATACTGTCTCCTCTGGCGTTACCTATTTCTATATTTTTGAATGCCCGATTTCCAACAAGACGTCGGGCATATTCAGGATCAAGTTCTATTGAGCGCACTACATCTATCAAGTCACCACGGACATGAGTTCCATCACCGCAACTAAACTCAACATCAAGGACATTAAACACGACGCTATCTGTTCTTGTCTGGTGTTTCTCTTGCGAGGAAAAGGTTGGTGAGGAGTCTTCACCTAAGAACCAGGATTGTGGATAACCGCTAATCTCTGATAAATGCGCGAGCTTATCACTCCGTGGAAATGTTTTTCCTGTTGTCCAGTACTGCACTGATTGCGCACTCACACCTAACTTGCGGGCCAGTTGAGCCTGAGTCCATCCTTTTGCTTTCAGCATCGCGGCTATTCGATTTTCCGTGTTTTTGACGTTCTTCATGACCAAATCCTGTGGGTTTCTTTACAAGGATAAATCTTTACTTGATTTTAGTGTATTCGATCCTTTTGTAACTTGCATGTTAATTTAAACTTGATGTATTCTTGATTTATAAAGTTAATATTGGTGCTTTGTTATGGAAGGAAATGATTACGACAAACTTCGTGCATTAATTGCGCAAAATGCCATAGCGCGAAATCTTGGTGTGACGCCGCAAGCGGTGAATCAGTGGTTTTCAAAAAGCACAATTCCTGCTCGTTTCGTTTTACGAGTATGTGAAGTAGTTGCATGGAAGGTTACGCCTCATGGCTTAAGGCCAGATCTTTATCCTCACCCTGAAGATGGAATTCCTAACTTGTTACGCAAAAGCCTAAATCCAAGTTCACCACACAGAGCGGATGGAATACACGCAGGAGATAAACAATGAACATCGCAATTTTTAACGGCAAAGTATCCATGACCAGCGTTGAAATTGCAGAGCTGGTGGGTAAACGTCATGACAATGTGAAACGCACTATTGAAACATTAGCCAAAGGTGGCGTTGTCCGGTCTCCTCAAATTGAGGTTTCCGAAAGAATCAATAACTTAGGTTTTAAAGTTCAATATGAGCATTACCTGTTTGAAGGAGAACAAGGTAAGCGCGACAGCATCATTGTCGTCGCACAGCTCTGTCCTGAATTCACTGCTCGCCTGGTAGATCGCTGGCGCGAACTGGAAGAACAGATCCGTAAGCCAATGAGCGAAATCGAAATGGTTGCCGCGATGGCTCTTGAAGCAGTTCGTCAGCAGAAACGGATCACTCAGGTGGAAGAAAAAGTCAGCCACGTTGCTGAAACAGTCGAGCAAATTAAAAAGGGCACTATTCGTGAGGGCTATGCCGGATATCGCCAACTGAAAGCAAAAACCGGTTTGTCAGATGATAAATGCCGCAATCTGGTGAACGCCTATCAGATTCCTACAGACACCCATGAGTTCATGACGCCGGACGGATTGTTGTCACGTCGCGCAATTGTTGCTGTGGAACCGTTTATGGCTGCTTTTTATCGGGTTATGGAGGAAGCAGAACCGCGAGGGACTCGCTGGTATCACCCGAAAATGGGGTTATTTCAGGTTATTGGTTGGCAGCGGTGAAAAAAAGCCGGGAGTAACCCGGCTCACTCAACATCAATAACGGGGAGCTGTTTCGCATAAAACGGTTCCGAAACATCCAAGAACAGTTCTAAAGATATCAGCAGCTATATGATCATTTCAAGACCAAATATTGATTCTGCAATTTCGGGACGTTACACTGTCTCCGCACCTTATAAAGCGGGTGCCGGGGGTCGCAGCCCGGAATTGCATACGGCGATATACGACGCGCCAGCGTCTTTTTTATCGTCCGCGCTCACGCACGCCAGAATTATGGTGGGCTGGGCAGGGGAGCCGAAAGGCTCGCCGGTTTCCGTATGCGCCGGTACTGCGAACCCTGTTCAGTCTGCCACCAGTGAGTTTCGCAGCTCCGGTGGTGGAAGTTATCCATTGCATACGGAGGCTGCCATCATGGCTACAGTCCCAACTTCCCCATACCTGAAAATTGAAGTTGTCAACGGCAAGGCCGTTATTTTCTCCCTGCATGTTGCCTGCCACTTTAAGCGCATGCACCAGAACATCGTCGACAAAATCGAGTATCTGAACTGCTCACGCGAGTTTTTTACCCGCAATTTCATACCGGGTACTTATCACATCTACGGTGACTCCCTGCGTGGTTATTACATCACCCTTGATGGCCTGATGATGCTTCAGCTTGGGTTAAGTCTGCGCACAATGCGGTACTACGAGAGCTGCATTGAAGCATTCCATGAGGCAGAGAACAGCCTGAATCTTACCGCTTTCTGCTGTAATCAATGGGAGGTGCGCCCATGATTCGCCGCGTCGTTAATTCCCTGTATCACCGATACAACCGTTGCCCCCGTGTGGGGCAGTGGTTCGCCACCAGCAACGGTCACGTTCTGCGGGTTTGTCTGGTCAATGCAGAAAGTCAGAAGGTTGTCTGCCAGGCTCAGGGACGCACTCATACCCTTAGCTATCCACTGGCAGTGTTTCAGTCCGGAAAAATGTTTAAACGCCTGGGAGGTGTGTTATGAGCATGGAGCTGATGGTGAAAGCGATGAAAATTCGTGTGGGAAATCCGTTGCGAAAACTGGTTCTGATTAAGCTGGCTGATAATGCCAGCGATCAGGGCGAGTGCTGGCCCAGCTATCAGCATATTGCTGATCAGTGCGAGATTAGCAAACGTTCTGTGATGAATCATATTACGGCTCTTTGTGAATCCGGACTGGTAAAAAAAGTTTCCCGGAAAGGTGAAAAAGGGAACTCGAGCAATATTTATCTTCTTCGTCTTGATGGTGCAAAAGATTCACCAGGTGGTAGTGCAAATAATTCACTACCTAGTGCAGCAAATTCACCAGGTGGTGCAGGAGTTGCACCAGGGGGTAGTGCAGGAGATTCACCCAGAACCAGTCACTCTTTTGAACCAGTCAAAGAACCAGTCAATGAATCAACTATTGGCGCATCCGCTGACGCGTCTGCACCAGCGCGTTCCGCCCGACAGGAATATTCACCGGAATTTGAACAGGCCTGGCAGGAATATCCCAAACGTGCTGGTGGCAATTCCAAGTCAGCAGCCTTCAAAGCCTGGAAAGCCCGTATCAGGGAGGGAATAAAACCGGAGACCATGCTTGATGGCGTGAAGCGGTATGCCGCCTGGGTACGTGCTACAGGAAATACCGGCACACAGTTCGTGAAGCAGGCTGCGACGTTCTTTGGACCCGATCGTCACTTTGACGAATCCTGGCAACAGCCAGCAGCTCCCGGAGGTGGGCGGGGCAAAAGCCTCCCGATCTCGGGATTCAGTGAGCAGGACTACGGTTCAACGAACTTCAACTGGTGATTTTTCGAGGTGATGAACAATGTTTGAACAGTTAAAAAAACACTACGCACAACACGACAAAGCGCAATTGCTCAACCGCAGGGCGGAACTGGAGGAGGAGATGCAGTTTGCCCGTGCCGGGAAGCGCCCGTGGCGCTGTGAACACTGGCTGACAAGCGAGGAAACTGCTGAGTGTGAGAAACACGGGAAATACGCACGTCTGGTGTTGAAAGGGCCTGATGTTCGTGGGGAAACCATCAAACGGGTTTCTGGTTGCCCGACCTGCATTGCGAATGAACTGGATCAGGTACAGGAGGCGTTACGCATCCTGAAAGTTCATGAATTACTCGACAGGGCTGGTATTGCCCGCCGCTTCCAGAACTGCGAGTTTGAGAATTATCAGGCGGTGAATGCTGACGCACAGAGAAATCTTGAGGCTTGTCGGCGCTATGCCGGCTCATGGGAGAAGTGTCTTGCTGCGGGTACCAGCATGATCATGATTGGCAATTGCGGTACCGGGAAAAATCACCTGGCTGTATCAATGGCAAAAAATATTATTCACCACCACCTGGCGACTGTCGAAATTACGGATGTCATGCGACTGACCCGCGCTGTGAAAAATACCTGGCGTCACAATTCTGAACGCACTGAAGATGAAGTTATTGACCATTTTGTATCGCTGGACCTGCTCATCATCGATGAGGTTGGTGTGCAGTTCGGTACGCCAACAGAGATAACCATCTTGCAGGAAATCATCAATGCACGTTACGAAAGCGTTTTACCGACAATTTTGATCAGCAATCTGACGTTTGACCAGCTTAAGGAGTCCATTGGTGAACGAATTGTGGATCGCGTTACTGATGGTGGGCGTAATTGCCTGGTGTTTGGTTGGGAAAGCTACCGTGTACATATCAGAGGTGTGGCAGCATGACAAACCAGACAAATCCGGCGTGGCGTAATGATGACCTGGAAGGCGCTGTCATTGGTGCGTTTTTTCTGCGAGGGGCAGATCATGAAGTGATGGATATTCTGGCCACGCTTCCGGCGGATGTCTTTTTCGTGCGTCAGTACAGGGATATTTACGCGGGGATTTGCAGACAGGCCCGCGTATCCGGCGTCATTGACCCCGTGCTGCTGTGCAATGAGATGCCGGAACTTGCCCCGGTGATTACAGACACCGGGCGTAAAACCTGGGTGAAGTCTTCACTGGAGCACTATGTTGCAGCCTTGCGTCGCAATGCCGCACTGCGTGATGCAGAAAAGACGCTGAATGAGGCGTTGCAGAAATTACGTGATGCGCATACCTGTGAAGCAGCTGAAGATGCCCTGAAGGATGCGCAGAAAATGATGGCCTCATTGTCGACGGAAAAGGGCGTTATTCAGCCTGTTCACATTGATGATGTACTTCCGGAAGTGGTCGACCGTGTTGAATGCCGGAATCAGGGACTGGAGAAATCCAGAACGCTGATGACCGGTATTGATGAACTGGACGCAAAAACAGGCGGCATGGAGCCCGGCGACCTGGTATTTATTGCGGCTCGTCCGTCAATGGGCAAAACCGAACTGGCGCTGGACATCATCGACAAGGTGACTGAGCAGGGGCATGGCGTGCTTCTGTTCACCATGGAGATGGCGAACATCCAGATTGGTGAACGTATGGTGTCTGCTGCCGGTGGAATGCCGGTATCCCGTCTTAAGTCTGTTGCCCGTTTTGAAGACGAAGACTGGGCACGCTTCTCACAGGGTGTGGGACGAATGACGGGGCGTAATATCTGGATGGTGGACCAGGCAAACCTGACCATTGATGAGATATGTGCAACCACGAAGCACCACCGGATCAAACACCCGGAAACGGCGCTGGTGGTGGTCGATTACCTCGGCCTGATTAAAACCCGCAGCACGGGGCGTCACGACCTTGCGGTGGGGGAAATCTCAAAGGGACTTAAAAGCCTGGCAAAATCCGGCGGTTTTCCGCTGATTGCTCTGAGCCAGCTCTCCCGCGGCGTGGAATCCAGACCCAATAAACGCCCCATGAACTCGGACCTGAAAAACTCCGGGGAAATCGAGGCGGATGCCGACATCATTCTGATGCTTTACAGGGATGAGGTATACAACCCGGAAACGCAGGCCGGAGGCATAGCAGAAATCAACATCACGAAACAGCGTAATGGCACGCTCGGGACCATTTACCGGCGTTTTCATAACGGACATTTTCTGCCAGTGGACCAGGAGAGTGCCCGGGTTCTTTCCACACCCATGACGCCGGGCAATCCGCGCAGATACAGCAATAACCGCATGTCGGGCAGTAAAACGGAGCGTTTATTTTGAATAACAGAACAACCACTGTTTCACCGGAACAACTTCGTCGGCAGGCGCAGGAGATGCTTCGTTGTGCTGAACAGATGGAAAAAACGAGCGTGGCAAAGGATACGCTCCGCAAGCAGCTTACTCCGGCGCTGCGTGATCTGCTGCTGGCAAAACACCGCACACAAAAGGCGGTGGATGAGCTGGTGGATTGCGTGGCGGAACTGGAAGGCCAGGTAAGCCAGTTTGAAATACTGGTGAAGGAGTTTACTGCGTGATGGCTGAATTTTTTCTTCTGCGTTCATGCAATACCGTTCGCTGAGGTGACCGTGAGAGCACTACTGACCCCTGAAATTGCCCCGCGTATGGGGATCGTATTGTTCAGGCCTGGTTCAGAGCTGATGCCCCTGTTTATGCAGGGGCGTGTCCTGCTGGAGCCTGAGCCGGAACGTTATTCATCTTTCGCCAGTGGTGCCGTTCCGGCGGCATCACAACCGCTGGCGGATGATCCTGCCGTTCGGGCCGTGTTCCGCAATGAGGCAGTGATCCGTCGTGCTGGTGGCGTGGAATGTCTTGAAAGCTGGTTACTTCGTGAAAAGGGCTGTCAGTGGCCTCATTCCAACTGGCACAGCGAGAACATGACCACAATGCGACACGCTCCGGGCGCAATCCGTCTGTGCTGGCACTGCGATAACCAGCTGCGTGATCAGTTCACGGAACGGCTGGAATCAATGGCAACGGATAACTGTGCCCGCTGGGTGTTGTCTGTTGTGCGTCGGGAGCTCGGTTTTGACGACAGTCACGTTGTGACAATGCCTGAACTGTGCTGGTGGCTGATTCGTAATGATCTGGCGGATGCCTTATCGGAAAGTGCAGCCCGTAAGGCACTGAGATTACCGAAGCCTGTTGTGCCGTCTGTTACCCGGGAAAGTGACCTTGTGCCTTCGGTTACTGCCACCAGCATCATCCAGGATAAGGCGAAAAAGGTGCTGGCGCTGAAAGTGGATCCGGAGTCGCCGGAGTCTTTTATGTTACGCCCAAAACGTCGCCGCTGGGTTAATGAAAAGTACACGCGCTGGGTTAAGACGCAGCCGTGCGCATGTTGCGGAAAGCCTGCTGATGATGCCCACCACCTGATAGGCCACGGTCAGGGTGGAATGGGAACAAAATCCCACGATATTTTCACACTACCGCTGTGTCGGGAGCATCACAACGAGCTTCATGCGGATCCGCTGGCATTCGAAGAAAAGCATGGTTCCCAGGTTGATTTAATTTTTCATTTTCTTGATCACGCCTTTGCAACCGGCGTGCTTGGGTAAAAGAGGTTACTGATGCGTATAGAGTTTGTTTTGCCTTACCCGCCAACGGTGAACACCTACTGGCGACGTCGTGACAACACATATTTTGTATCAAAAGCCGGTGAGCGTTATCGCCGGGATGTGGCGCTAATTGTTCGCGAGCAGCGGCTGAAATTAAACCTGTCCGGACGGCTGGCGATAAAGATTATTGCAGAGCCACCGGATAAGCGTCGTCGTGACCTGGACAATATCCTGAAAGCACCACTGGATGCGCTGACGCATGCCGGACTTCTCATAGACGACGAGCAGTTTGATGAAATTAATATTGTGCGCGGTCAGCTCGTTCCTGGGGGGCGGCTGGGCGTGAAGATTTACAAAATTGAGAGTGAGTGATCGTAAATATGATATACCCGGAAATTACAGGCAAAAGCGGCGAGCATTTACGTCTAAAAACGCTGGAAGCCGTCTGGATCCAGGGGAAATTACGGATGTGGGGGCGTTGGTCGTATATAGGTGGTGGCAAACCAGGAAATATGTTCAATCAGTTGCTGGCATCCAAAAAACTGACAAAAACCGCGGTCAATGAAGCCCTGCGTAGAATCAGGGAGTCAGGGATTGATAAACCAGAGCTGGAAGCATTCTTGCGAGAGATGATCGCTGGCAGACAGAAGAGCTGGTTGTCTCACTGTACTGATGCAGAGGCGTTACGCATTGATGGGGTGATAAGTAAAGCGCTTGCACGTTATCCTGGATTGATTGATATCCTGCGGCAAAGGTACGAAGGGCGGGGGATGAGTAAACGCAAAATGGCTGAATTGTTGAATGAGGTTCACCCTGAGTGGTGCTATGCAACATGCCGCAATCGTATAGATATGTGGCTGAGAATAGCTGAGTTTATTCTGTATCCACTGATGCGAGATGCATTTTCTTTTACTGACGCTTAGAATCTGGAGGGCGTTTGTTGTTGCACGAAGAGGATTTTTGGCTGGTAGTAAGGTTTGTGCAGTTTTAGAAAAAAAGCTTGTATTTTTAGCCATAAACTGTTTCAATCCAGCTACGCTTCGCAAAGCTGTACCGCGAGGCGAATAGCAGACATGGACACCTGAAAGAACCCGCTTTATGCGGGTTTTTTTATGCCTGAAAAACGGCACAGAACATTAAACGCGCTGGTTGTTGTGAATACTGGTCTTTCAGCTTGCTGGCTTTTTCGACAAGAGGTATTGGTATGTCACGTTAACCGGAAAAGGGAAAAAGGCATGCTAAAACAGCTGGATATGACCGAAACCGCCAGAGTGGTGTTTAATGAATTAAGCGTCACCGAACCGGCGACCGTCGGGGAAATTGCGCAGAATACTTACCTTTCACGCGAACGCTGCCAGTTAATCCTGACCCAGCTTGTTATGGCGGGTCTGGCAGATTATCAGTTCGGTTGTTACAGACGCCTTCCGCAGTGAAGGCTTTTTAATTTGTGGTAATGGGCGGCTGGTGGGTGTTAGCGGCACCTGCCAGCCATCTGCTCATGCGTTGGGGTCACAAGCAAACCTCAGGCCCATCTGCTTTGCGCAAAAGCGGTATGAGCCTATCAGAGAAGTGCTTATTGATCTATGGCCAATACTGTAAAAATATCCAGTTGTGAGTTAATCAACGCTGATTGCCTGGAATTTATCCAGACCTTACCGGAAAATTCTGTCGATCTGATAGTCACAGACCCGCCATACTTTAAAGTGAAGCCCGAGGGCTGGGATAACCAGTGGGAGGGCGACGATGATTACCTGAAATGGCTGGACCAGTGTCTGGCGCAGTTCTGGCGGGTACTGAAGCCTGCCGGAAGTCTTTACCTGTTCTGTGGTCATCGCCTGGCATCTGACACCGAAATCATGATGCGTGAGCGCTTTAATGTGCTGAACCACATTATCTGGGCGAAGCCGTCCGGACGCTGGAACGGGTGCAATAAGGAAAGTCTGCGGGCGTATTTTCCGGCAACAGAGCGCATTCTGTTTGCAGAACATTATCAGGGACCGTATCGCCCGAAAGATGATGGCTATGTGGAGCAGGGGCGCGAGCTAAAACAGCACGTCATGGCCCCGCTGATTTCTTACTTTCGTGATGCGCGTAAATCACTGGGAATAACGTCAAAACAGATAGCGGAAGCCACCGGAAAGAAAAACATGGCTTCGCACTGGTTTGGTGCCAGTCAGTGGCAGTTACCGAACGAGGGTGATTACAATAAATTGCAGGCGTTGTTTGCGCGTGTTGCGGCAGAAAAACATCAGCGCGGGGAACTGGAAAAGCCACACCACCAGCTGGTCAGCACATACAGTGAGCTGAACCGGCAGTATACGGAACTGCTGAGTGAATATAAAAATTTGCGGCGGTATTTCGGTGTGACGGCGCAGGTTCCGTACACCGATGTCTGGACGCATAAACCGGTGCAGTACTATCCAGGGAAACATCCGTGCGAAAAACCGGCAGAAATGCTGCAGCAGATAATCAACGCGAGCAGTCGTCCGGGAGACCTGGTTGCAGATTTTTTTATGGGTTCAGGTTCAACGGTAAAAGCGGCGATGGCACTGGGGCGTTGTGCGATTGGTGTTGAGCTGGAGACAGGACGTTTTGAACAGACAGTCAGGGAAGTTCAGGATTTAATCGTTTGAAACGGATGAGATTGCATAATTAATTACGCACCATTATTATTCTGCTTCCGGCCCTTTAGCTCAGTGGTGAGAGCGAGCGACTCATAATCGCCAGGTCGCTGGTTCAAATCCAGCAAGGGCCACCATCACATACCGCCATTAGCTCATCAGGATAGAGCGCCAGCCTTCGAAGCTGGTTGCGCGGGGTTCGAGTCCTCGATGGCGGTCCATTATCTGTACCCTGCGTTGTTAGCTCAGCCGGACAGAGCAATTGCCTTCTAAGCAATCGGTCACTGGTTCGAATCCAGTACAACGCGCCACGCTTATTTTTCCAGGCTCGCTTCGGCGGGCCTTTTTCATATCCGCGCCACGCCCGGCGCACATCAAAAAACCACAGAGCCTTTCAGGGGTGAGCTTACGGGATGGTCAGTGTGACTTTCTCTGTGGGCTGGTCACCCCCGGGCGCAGGCTCACCCACTAAAAGGAAAAGTCACGATGTTTGGTATTTTTAAAAAGAAAACCCGCAAGGCCATTACCGAAGTGAAGAAGATGGAGAACCGTGACGCAGTGGAGGCGACCGTCTGGGGCGCGTACTCCATTGCATACGCTGACGGCACCTGTGACGCGAAAGAAATCGCGGTACTGGAAAAAACCATTGCAGCACTTCCTGCCTTTGCGCCGTTCTCCGGTGAGATTGCACAAATGAGTGCAAATATCCGCGCCCGTTATGAAGCGTCGCCGCGTTCTGCCAATACCGAAGCTCTTCGTCAGCTGGCTGATGTTGCCGGTACTGATGATGCAGTTAATGTGCTGTGCCTGTGTCTGGATATCGCTGACCAGGACGGTATCGCTCAGGAAGAAGAAGCGCAACTGAAGAAAATTGCGCAGGCGCTGCAGTTGCCGCTGGAGCAGTACCTGTGAAAAGTGCGCGCCTTGTGCTGGCTGTCATCCTGTTGTTTCTGGTAGTGATGGTGGATTTCACCGGACGACTGATGTCAGTGCTGACAGATGGTGTGCTGGTGGCGATGGCGCTGGTCGTGCTCCGGCCTTTACTGCGTAAATCTGAATAACATCACACAAAAGGCATCTGCGGATGCCTTTGACGGGGTGTTTTTTTACGGGTCGCTGGTGGCCCTTTTTTATTTTCAGGAGGAAGTATGTCTGAACCCTTATCCGGTTCCGGCACGGCTGCGGCGCTGGGTGGCGCGACGGTATTCGGGCTGTTTACCGGGATGGATTTCGGGATTGTGTTTGGCGCGTTCGCCGGGGCGTTATTTGTGGCAACAATGCCACAGTCACTTTCAGTCTGGCGCGTGGTGGCACATTTTCTGGTGTCGTTTATTGTCGGCGTGCTGGGAGCGCGTGTGCTGTCAGCCTGGATTGCATCAAAAACAGGGTATGACGGTACATCAGCAGATGCGCTTTGCGCGGTGCTGGTCTCGGTGGTGTCGGTGAAGATTCTCTCGTTCATCCACCAGCAGGATATTGCATCGCTGGTGTCCGGTGTGTTCTCCCGCCTGCGGGGTGGAGGAGGCGGCAATGTTAAGTAACCTTCCCGGATTGCTGAATGTGGCGTTATGCACGGTTATCGTGCTGACGCTCTTTTTTTATCGTCGCCGTGATTCCAGACATAAACCGCTGGTGTCATGGCTGGCCTGGCTGCTGATGCTGCTGTATGCCTTTGCGCCCCTCAGCTATCTGTGTGGTCGCCCGTTAGCAACGGGCTGGCTGGAAGTGTTTTTTAATCTGCTGTTCTGCGTGCTGGTGATACGCGCACGCGGGAACGTCACAAAAATCTTTCCATTGTTGAGGTGAATATGCCGGGTAAATTCAGATTCAGCCGTCGCAGTGAAAAAAATCTGGAGGGTGTCAAACCACAGCTGGTTGCTGTCGTTCGCCGTGCGCTGGAGCTGACGGAGGTTGATTTCGGTATTACGGAAGGCCTGCGCAGTAAGTATCGCCAGAAACAGCTGGTTGCGGAAGGGAAAAGCCAGACCATGAACAGCCGCCACCTGACCGGTGATGCGGTGGATGTTGTGGCCTACATTGGCAGTCAGGTGTCATGGGAGTGGCCTCTGTACGAGAAAATCGCACAGGCATTTAAGCAGGCTGCCGCAGAGCTGGGGATCGCTATCGAATGGGGCGGG